TGCGGTAAGTTCTCTTGCGAGGCGTTCACGTGTGCAGTTGTAAGCTTCAATCTCGATACCGAAGTTGCGGTTGAAAGTGTAGTCGAGTTGTGGAAGAACTGTTGCTGCTGCTTGTGCTGCGCTCTGTGTCATTCCTTGCATCATTCGCTTGTAGACGTTCTGTACGAAGCCGTAGTTTCCGTTTGCTACAAGGTCAGCAACCTGTCTGCGTGTAAGTCCAAGGCTAAGGAGCTTCTGAATCTTTGAAGTCTTTGTTCCGTTCTCGTTGAGAATGTTCTGAATTTGCTCGTTCATAATCTTTGTTTTTTGAATGTTCTTTGTTTCTAATTGTACTGCTAAGGTAACACTATAATAAGGAACACGCAAGTACTATCGCCTTTATAATCAGTGATTTAGAAGTAATTATCTAATGATAAAAAACGATACAAAAAGGGCTAACGCATCACTGCGTTAGCCCGTCATCCTAAACAATCTTCAATCTGAAAAAACTATTAACTATCAAACTATAATTCTACCAACTTATTAACGATACAAAGGTAAAGATTTAAGGCTGTTTCGCAAAGGACCGACTTAAAAGGTGCGTTCCAAGCGTGTCAGGCGCAACACAATTGAGCATCAAGGTCCAACCAACCGAGGAGAGTTCTGTAGCGACAAAAGGAATCATCTCCGCCTTGTCGAGTTCTCCTCGAGATATCCAATCGAGTTCGCCTTCTTCAGCATCGGCAATCATCCAAGCGTGAATCTTAGAGAGTAGGCGAAGTGCAGAATCGGAGGCAAGCATATATTCAGCAGCGTCAGCACGGTTCGTCATCTTGCTTGCCACGGTGATAGCGATACGCTGGGTTACTTGGTAAGAGTTGCGTCCATCCGCTGACATATTTAGTTCGCCATAATCCACGAATAGGAACGAGCCCACTAATTTATCGATACGCTGCTTCAATTCATCGAATGACTGACCATAGACATAGTTGGCGATCTCAGGAAGTCGCGACACATTGGGAAGTTTGTCAAGAGACTCCGCAAGGTCATTATAACCAGGGAAGTCGCTCGCACCATTGGTAAGTATAGCACGAACACCCTCTTTTGACGGGTATTGTGCGAAATAAAGAAACTGATCTTTAATCATAATATCTTATCGATTACAGAGATAGGCAGCCCTACCTCTTCACTGATTTTTAATTTATCCCAGCCAAAGCCCTTCATATCCTTGACTGCATCGATAGTCTTCTTACGCAACACCTTCAGATAAGTAAGTACGTTCATCTGCTCTATCTGTTTTGCATTTCCAAGCCCCTCCTTGGAGAGGTCATAGAGTGCGTCAGAGGCATCGGTGGTGATAGGCTGCTTGGGTTTATGAGCGAACTTAGACAGCAGAGAGAATGAAGTTTTACTAAACAGATAATTGTTAAACGCCTGAAAATTAAACGATATAGCCGTAAGCGTTTCGAGTGGAAGTTTAGCGAAATCGTTAGCCAACTCGTGCGCACGCTCAGAATTGTATTCTTTCTCTGGATAGTATAAGATTGCAGCGAGCAACGGCAACGACTCCTCACCTCTATCGATAAGTCCCTGCGCCTCGACGTACTGAAGGGCAGTAAGTGAGCAGGTGAGTGTACCGAAGCTCGTCTCAATTCGATAACCAGGATAAGAACGTCCGCCAATCTGAACAGAAGGGATGAGTTGCGCACAGAAACAGAGGTCGATTACGTATTGATAGTCGAGTCTGCGCAGCACACGTGCAAGTGGAATATTCAGGCGATAAGGGTCAACACGACGGCATAACTCGTAAGTATCCTCGTCTACACCATCCAAGACACTGTTGTTATCAGGGTAGTTTATCTGAAACATAAACGTAAGTTGTTCAGAGATTGCGACGAGGTTAGCAATCTGTTCCTCTGAATGGAACTTGCGTTTGTTCCAGCCCATGATATCGCATAGCCAGTTAATTCGAACCTCTCCAGCTGACAACTCGCCTGCTGCCATACGAAGGAAGTCGCCTACAAGTCGGGTATACTGACGGTCGTTCATCGCATCCCAATGGTTAGGAATAAAATGTATTTTACCTTTATATATAAGTGAAACATCCTTCTTCATGGCAACATTATGATATTATCATCAGGATGATTGTACGCTGAATTAGAGCAGAAATCAGAAACAGTCTCAGAGGAGAGCAGTGTATCAGCATTCGAGAGGAGTTCTTCCGCCTCACGATCGAGGCGGTCGGCAAGTGCGAAGATAGCACTGGATTCATCCTTGCCAGAGCGTGCAGCGTGACTATCATCGAAGAGGTTTCGAATTGTCGAAGGAAATTCGAGAATATCAAACCTACGGAGCGATTTTGCAATGGTCTTCTTTACCAAGGCAAGCAACAAGATAGGACGAATGCGCTCACGATTGTCATCTGTAAGTTTCTCGAAGTAAATCGACATAACTTCATCGAGCGTTTCCTTCTGCAATGGTACAGTCCTAAAGAAGTAAAGATAAGAGGCATCGATAGGATAGATAGAATCCATCTGATCCATAGTCTTTATTTCACATCGCTCCAAGATAGGGTAGTAAGGAGTCTTGCTCCACAACTCTGCAATTGCACCTTCAGTTGGTTCTGACAACAGTTGCACGAGCGTATCGATAGCGTTGCAATAGTTTTCCATGTAAGAACGCTTCATCGCCTCCAGCTCGTACTTGTACACATTGACCTCGCTCTTCCTTCGATTAACACTATCAAAGATAATTTGATTTGCCATGGTCATGTTCGCCATAGCTGCACGTAAGGCTTCCATAAGAGGAGAGTCTTCTTTCTCTTTTAAGAGTTCATCGAACACAGCACGACTGATTACGGTTTCGATACGCTTGCGAGCCGTAAGACCAGACGAACGCAAATCGTTCAGGTCCATATTAGTTTCCACTCCAGGCGCATAAAGACTGAAGGTGGAGAAGTTCTTGAAAATGTCTACGAGTATATTCATGACTGTTGCTGATTTAGTCTGTCTTTCGGTGCAATTTCTTCCTGTCGCTGAGGAACCTCACGATAGAAGCCTATGCGATAGCCTTGCTTATAGAGGTCTGGGAAATTCAATCTGAGAGCGAGATTAAATGGTTCTGCGCATATCTCGTCCTCTGGTGTGAGCGACATTATATAGATAAGGTAGTTATAGTAAGCGTCAGAACCCGACTTACTAATGACACCATCCTTGCTAACTGCTGTGATGGATGCATCTAAGCCAACGCTTGAAAGCAAGGCTTCTTCTGCTCGTTTATCGTACGAAATCAAAGATTCGATATATTCCTTATACTTAAGGTCGATCGTTTCGATTCTCCACTGCAGTTCGTGACCTGAACTATCCATAAATGAAATAGAGGAGTAGGCTTTGCCTTGATTGTCGGCACCGCTCAGATAGTCGCCTATCTTGCGTAGCTCAAGACGCATATACTCTACAAGCAACGATTCACGGTATTCTGTACCGATACTGATACCATTATACTTAACCAAGTCCTGCTTCTTAGATGAGCGAATCTTATTCTCCTCGCATAGCTTAACTAACTGATTACGCTTGCTTGACACCCATTCATTCGGAATGATGATGTGTATCTTCGCTGCAAGGGAATTACGCAAGAAGGAATTGATGTATGAGGCAGTCTTGTTGCTACCTTGGATATAAGGACGTGCGCCCTGGTGGGTTTCGTTCACTCCATAGAACTCATCGACGGATTTCTCACGGTGGTGTGACACGGCAGCGAATAGATAGTTGTCAGCTTCTGACAATGCGAACTTAGGGTATATCTTGTAATTGCCTAATCCGTATGTCCACCGTCCTACAGCTATGTTATTGAAGTCGCCATAATTAATCTGATCGTAGGCTACATCCTTACGAGTGGTAGCAAGACGGCAGTGCTTATTCTCCAAGGGTTCTAATCCAGCTACTGGCAACATACCAATACGCTTACCACGTGAGAACCGCCACTTAACGAAGTAATCACCGAACCAGTAATAGTTCTTGATACAAGTCTTAGCGAACTCCTGTGCGGATGTTTCCATACCACGCTCTTGCCAAGAGTTCAACCATTCATCCCACGCAGGCAGTGCGGAGTACTCACGTCGCAGCTTACCCCCTTCTACTGTCTGCATATAGGCGCATGGTCCATTACCATAGAGCATCTTAATCTCCTTGCTATACAAGCGAGGCAGCAGGCGGTTCTGCTTTATCTCCATCGTTACCTCTTCGCACAGTGCGTTGTTCATACCACGCATACACACTTGGTATCCATTCACACTCATCCACTGGTGTTCATGTAGGCAAGTCTGTCTACCCTGTGGTACGAGTAGCCCTGGGCTTGTCGACAACTCTCTTCCTTCTCCAATCTGAAAGGAGAAGGTATTGCCGTCCATGACGTAGAGTCCAGCGTTGCCGTGCAGTTCAATACTATCTGTCATAACCAA